GATATTTGGTATGAATTTATTAGTGGCTGCTGGATTTTATTTAGAATGGAAAAAACATAAAGAAGAAAACAATGAATAATCAAAAACAACAACTCAATGTCAATATTGACATTAAAAACACTAGACCTATTGTGTCTGAAGATGGAAACCAGGTTTTTGCAGAAGGTGTTATCCTTCGTAAAGTATCTCGTTTTGTAACTGGAACAGCAGAAGACGGAATTATTCCTATTCCCTGTTTTTATGACGTTACAAACGGTAAAGTATTGGTTGAACTGCTTCCAAAGGAAATAAGAGCAGAATTTGAAGAAGGAGATAATATTTAATGACATTTTTTGATTTATACCATATGTATAAACAAAACGATGAATCCGAAGGTTAAAAAATGCAATAAATGTAATCAATTATTAGAAGTAAATTCTTTTTCTAAACATTCTACAACAAAAGATAAATTAAAAAATTCATGTAAAGAATGTAACAAAAAATACATACAAAATTATTTGTCTAAAAACGATAACTATATTGTTCAAAAAGAAAAAAATAAAGTTAGAAATAAAAACAAATATTATTCTGATGTAGACTATAAAATTCAACAAAATAAAAACAATAAACTATTTTTTGAACAAAATCCTGATTATTGGAAAGAATATAGAGAAAAAAATAGAGAAAAAATAAATGAGTATCAACGAGGAAGAAAAGAACAAACAAACCAATATCGAAAACAAAAAAGAAAAAATGATATTGAATTTAAACTTAAAGAAAATATAAGAAGTTATGTGTATCAATCCCTTAACCAAAAAAATATTTTTTCTTTTTCCACTTATTTAGGTTGTTCCATTGAAGACTATAGATTATATTTAGAAAGCCAATTTGATGAAAATATGAGCTGGAGTAATTATGGAGTATATTGGGAAATAGATCACATATCCCCTTTACATTCCTTTAATTTAACAATTCCCTCAGAAATACAAAAAGCATTTAACTATAAAAACACTCAACCCCTGACTATACATGAAAACAGAAGTAAAAGTAAACATATTTGATTGGTTAAAAGAAATTACTTATTATAAGTCACCTTCTTCAAAGTTTACTACAGAGGATTGGGATTCTTTTAATAGTTTCATGATACACAGATATGTATCAATGTTAGAAGATTACACTGAGGTTGCGAATTTTGGCCAAAGAATCCCATATCCTGATAAAGAAAAAACTTATAAATACTACTGCTCTATGTTGCCTAAAAAGAATGTCTTCCTCAAGTACGTGAAAAGTTCACGTAAGAAACCAAGTGAAAAAGTGTTACAACACATTGCTGATTACTATACAGTCTCACTTGGTGAGGCCGAGGATTATATTTACATTTTGAAACGAGAGGGCATAGAAATGATTCTTGAAAGATCAGGGGTTGATGGAAAAGAAATAAAAAAGTTATTAAAAGAAATACAATGACAAAAAACAGTGAACTCTATGGTACTAGAACTTATATTGATTTAAACAATAATAGAACTGTAGAAAAAACAGACTCAGTTGTGGATTCAATTATTGATCAACACATCAAAAGAGCTAAAATGGGTGAGAAAAAATATGGGCAAACTCTAGATAGAACAGATTTATCCGTAATAGAATATCTTCAACACGCAAAAGAAGAGGCAATGGACTTGGCCTTGTATTTGGAAAAAACAATCCAAATGTTACAAGGTAAAAAATAAGTTTTGGGTAAAAAGAAAAAAATACCACAGATAGTAAAACAGATTCAAAAACACACTCTAAAGGAAATTAATTACGCAACCGAAAAATCAATTTCCTATAGCCAGGTGTCTATGTTTTTGAAATGCCCTCACAAATGGTCTTTACAGTATAAAGACGGGTATTATACATCTGAATCCTCTATCCATATGACCTTCGGAACTGCACTTCACGAGGCATTACAACACTATATAACAACTATATACAATGTTAGTGGTGCGGAAGCCGACCGAATGAATTTAGAAGAGTATTTTGAAGAACGATTTAGAGAAACATATTTAAAAGATTATAAATCTAATAAAAATGTTCACTTTAGTAACTCGTTTGAAATGAGAGAGTTTTTTGATGATGGCTTAGCTATCTTAAATTTTATCAAAAAGAAACGTGGTGGTTATTTTGGTAAACGAGGTTGGTATTTAGTTGGATGTGAAGTTCCTATTTTACTAAATCCACATCCTGAATTCAAAAATGTTTTATATAAGGGCTATTTGGATGTTGTTTTGTATCATGAACCAACTAATAAATTCAAAATTATAGATATTAAAACATCTAAAAGTGGTTGGGACGACAAAACTAAAAAAGATGAAACAAAGCAACTCCAATTAGTTCTTTATAAAAAATATTACAGTCAACAATTTGGAGTACCTGAAGACAATATTGACATAGAATTCTTTATTGTCAAAAGAAAAATATGGGAAGAATCCCCATTCCCAATCTCCAGGATACAAGAATATAAACCAGCAAGTGGTAAAGTTAAAATAAATAAAGCCACAAATACTATCAATTCATTTATTGAAGAGGTATTTAATCACGATGGTTCTTACAAAAATAAACAATATGAACCAAAACCAGATAGCTGGAATTGTAAGTTCTGTCCTTTTAAAGATCGTAAGGATCTTTGCCCAAATAGTGTATCTTAGAGAATTTTTATATATTTATATCCGATATTAAATAAATAAAAGCTATGACAAATAAAAAAGATATGACATTGACCTCTGTGAAAGTACAGAGCGGGTTGTTTGAAGAGTTTAAAGTAGCCACTGTTCGCTACAAATTTTCACTACAAAAATTGACAGAAAGATCTATTCATCTTTATTTAACAGATGAATCTTTTAGGAAAAAATTACATTCCCACACAAACCCTGATTTTGAAAAAGAAGACTAATTAAATTAGGTTATTACAGAAAATTAAGTTATATTAATAGTATATGAATCCAAGTTTTGCTTACTTACCTCCGGATAAGAGGAAAAAGATTATGCTTATTTGTGACGACATCCGAGTTCACTCTGGTGTAGCCACAGTAGCAAGAGAAATTGTTATCCACACAGCCCAACATTTTAATTGGGTTAACGTTGCAGGAGCTATTACACATCCTGAAAAAGGTAAACGTTTAGATCTTAGTCAATCAACAAATGAAACATCAGGCCTAACAGATTCTTCAGTAACTATGTACCCTGTTGATGGTTATGGAGATCCTGATTTATTGAGACAGCTCATTAAATTGGAAAAACCTGATGCTATTATGTTGATTACTGATCCTCGTTACTTTACTTGGTTGTTTGCTATTGAAAATGAAATCCGTAAAAGTATTCCTATTGCTTATTTGAATATTTGGGATGATTACCCTGCTCCTTTATATAATAAACCTTACTATGAGGCCTGTGATTTGTTGATGGGAATTTCAAAACAAACTGTCAATATTAACAAACTGGCTTTAGGTAGTAAAGCAGATAGTAAAATCATTAAGTATGTTCCTCATGGTTTGAATCATGATATTTTTAAACCTTTGGCTAAAAACGATCCTACATTAGTAGAATTTAAGAAAAAATTATTCAAAGGTAAAGAATATGATTTTGCTCTCTTATTTAACTCCCGGAACATCCGTCGTAAACAAATTCCTGATACCATTTTGGCTTACAGGTACTTTATCGATAGTTTACCTATTGAAAAAGCTAAAAAATGTGCTTTAGTTTTACATACCGAAAGAGTAAGTGAACATGGTACTGATTTGGATGCTGTTGTTGAGTTGTTAGCAAATGGTGAACAGTACAATATTATCTTTACTGATAATAAATTTGATCCTATGGGAATGAATTTGTTATATAATAGTACTGATTGTCAAATTCTTTTAACCTCTAATGAAGGTTGGGGATTGAGCTTGACTGAAGCTATTCTTTGTGGTAATCCTATTATTGCAAACACAACAGGTGGTATGCAAGATCAAATGAGATTTGAAGATGAAAATGGAAACTGGTTTACTCCATCTCCTGAAGTACCTTCAAACCACAGAGGCACTTATAAAAAACATGGTGAGTGGGTATTTCCAGTTTATCCAGCTACAAGAACACTTGTAGGTTCACCTCCCACTCCTTACATTTGGGACGACCTTTGTAAAGCAGAAGATGCAGCTCAACGTATTATGGAAGTTTATAATTTAACTCCTGAAGAACGTAAAGCTAAAGGTTTGGCCGGTAGAGAATGGGCAATTGGAGAAGAGGCTGGTTTTACCGGAGACAGTCAGGGCAAACGAGTAATTGAGGCCTTTGATGAATTATTTGCCACTTGGAAACCAAGGGAAAAATATGAGCTAATTAATGCTCTTGAAGTAGAAGATAGAATTATAAACCATAATTTGTTATATTAAAATGAAACCGTTATTTGTAATAAGTTGTCCCTTTGATACCTACAGTGGCTATGGAGCTCGCTCAAGGGATTTAGTTAAAGCCATTGTAGAAACTGAAAAATATGATGTTAAATTATTGTCCCAAAGATGGGGTAATACACCTTTTGGTTTTTGTACTGATAATCCTGAGTGGTCGTTTTTGAATGATTTGGCTTTACCAAACAATCAACTTACAAAACAACCTGAAATTTGGTCTCAAATCACAGTACCAAATGAATTTCAACCTGTTGGAAAGTTCAATATTGGATTTACAGCAGGTATTGAATCTACAGTTTGTCCTCCTGAATTTATTGAAGGAATTAATAGGATGAATTTGACTATTGTCTCTTCAGAACATGCTAAAAAGGTGTTTCAAGATTCAAAATTCGAAAAGAGAAATAAACAAACAAATGCCTTAGAAGGAAATGTTGTTTTAGAAAAACCAGTTGAAGTATTATTTGAAGGTGCCAATACTGATATCTACAAAGTAATTGAATCACATCAGGTTAAAAATATTGACTTGAGTTTAATTAAAGAAAACTTCTGTTATTTGTTTTTAGGTCACTGGATGGAAGGTGATTTGGGTGAAGATAGGAAAAATGTAGGATTGTTGGTAAAAGCATTTTTGGAAACGTTTAAAAATAAAGCCAATAAACCTGCTCTTATTTTGAAAGCTAGTCAAGTAGGTGCCTCTTATATGGATAGAGAAGCTATTCTCCATAAAATCAAAAAGATTAAACAAACAGTAAATTCTAAAAATTTACCTAATATCTATTTGCTTCATGGTGAATTTAGTGATTCAGAAATAAACGAGCTGTATAATCATCCTAAAGTAAAAGCAATGGTTAACTTGACTAAAGGTGAAGGATATGGTCGTCCATTACTTGAGTTTACTCTAGTTAAAAAACCACTAATCACTTCTGGTTGGTCAGGACAAATGGATTTCTTAGATCCCGAGTTTACTAATTTATTAGGTGGTACTTTAGCTCCCGTTCATCCAAGTACTAAAAACCAGTTTTTGATTCAGGATTCACAATGGTTTTCTCCTGATCATGGACAAGTAGGTTTTTATTTAAAGGATGTTTTTGAAAACTATAAAAACTATACGGATAAAGCCAAACGCCAGGCCTATAAATCTAAAAATGAATTTAGTTGGGATAAAATGAAGGAAAAAACAGATGAATTACTTACCAAATACATTCCTGAATTTCCTAAACAAGTTGAACTTAAACTTCCTCAACTGAAAAAAATCGAATTACCAAAACTTAAAAAAGCATAACAATGGATAATCTAATTATATGTACTCGTTGTGGGTCTGATGCCTGCTACGTAGAGGAAGTAAATCAAGACATTAAAACATATTTTTGCTATGGATGTGGTTTCCAAACTAACTCCCTAATGAAAGAAGGTGAAACATTCTATGAAGAACAAGTTTCAATTCTTCCTGAATTGTATAAAGACTTGTTTAGTAAAGATGAAAATGAACTTGTTTGGATGCCTTCAATGGTAAACATACCTGATAAAGGAATGATTTTTGCTAATGGTCCTTCTAAAGAAGATTGGGGATGGGCAGCTGTAAAAGCAGTAAAAGTTACAGAAGAAGAAAAAACCAAATACCCCATTCCAGGAAAAAAAGATCAATACTATGAATTCAGGATGGCAATGGATACTCTTCAAATGTTTCCTGAGCGTGAATTTATGGAAGCTCTTTCATATATTGGTATCTTACCAGAATGATAAGTTTAGCAATTACAGTTTGTAACGAACACAAAGAACTAGAGACTCTGTTGGATTATCTATCCGACAGAGCTCTATCTCCTTACTATGAAATAGTTGTCCAAATAGATAAAGATAACTATACAGATGAAGTAATTGGTACAATTGTTGGTAGAGGAGTAAAACATTGGTTTTATCCATTAAATAAAGATTTTGCTTCATATAAAAATGAGTTAGCAAAACACTGTTCAGGAGAATATATCTTCCAGCTCGATGCTGATGAAATACCAGCACAAGAATTACTTGATATTCTTCCCGGTATATTAGAAAGTAATCCCGAGGTGGATGTATACTTAGTTCCTCGGATTAATACCGTAAGTGGTATCACCGAGGAACATATCCTGAAATGGGGTTGGAAATATGAAAATGAAAGAGTAAATTTCCCTGATTATCAGTGGAGAATTTATAAAAATACTCCTTCAATAAAATGGATAAATAAGGTTCATGAGAAGTTGGATGGTTACAAACTTTTTAGTACATTACCCCCACAAGATGAATTTTGTTTAATTCATCCAAAAACAATAGATAGACAAGAAAAACAAAATCAGTTTTACAATACAATATGATGTATAAAAATAATTTACAAGAGACTGAAGTAATTCGTAACTTAAATAGTGAAATTAAAAGATACGATATTATTAATTATTTAATTGAAAAATATAAACTAGTTAATTATCTTGAAATAGGTGTTTTTAAAGGTGAAAACATTAGAGAAATCAAAGCAATACATAAAGACGGAGTAGATCCAGGAGCAGAAGGATATACCCCACCAGAGGTAAATTATCCTATGACCTCCGATGATTTTTTTGATTTAATTAAAGATCATAGTGATATTAAATACGATATTATTTTTATAGATGGTTTACACCATGCTGATCAAGTAGAAAAAGATATAAAAAATGCTTTAAATCATGTAGTAGAAAATGGATTTATTTTGCTTCATGATTGTAATCCTGTTAGTTATGATGCTCAATTAATTCCTAGACAAACAATAGCGTGGAATGGAGATACTTGGAAGGCATTTGTTGATTTTAAAACAAATAATCCAACATATGAATGCTGTGTTGTTGATACTGATTTTGGAGTAGGATTCATAAAAAACTCAGGAGAAAAATATAAATTAGAAACTAAAATTGATAATTGGAATTATTTTAATGACAATCGAAAAGAAATATTAAATCTAATTACTTGGGATGAATTTAAAACAACTTATTAATAAGTCATTTTATGGTACTATAGGTTATATTTCATCTCAAGATGATCTAGATCTACTGGAACAATATATCTTGTTTAATCTCCCAGTTCTAAAAGAATTTAAAAACATTATTGTTGCTACCAACTATAAAAACTATCCTGAATTTATAGAGGAAAATACTCAATTGTGGAAAAATTATTTTCCTGATTGTGTTACTATAGATTTAAAAACAAACAGAGGTCATAATTTTGGAACCGCTGATTTAGATGATGCTGTTTTTAACTATTGTAAAGAAAACAATATTGAATGGTTATGTAAATCAGCTAATGATGTTATTTTTGAAGAATCAATTTTATATAAAGAAGTAGAGGAAGCCGATTTTTATTACATGAATGGAATTGGGTATGGAGGGATGGTTAAATATGATTTTGATTTTGATGAAATCATTGAAAAAGACTTTTACCCCCAAACTAATTTTTATTTTATTAATGTATTGAAAACTGATTTTCTTAACGATAAGAATTATTTGGATGAAACCTATGATATTATCTCTAACATTCATGATTATAATGGACGTATATGGGAATATTTTAAAGGATGGTCTTGTGAAGATTTTTTAAAAAACTGTATTATTCGTAACAAATTATCTAAGGAGCACTTGGTTTCTGAAAAAAATTATCGTACATTACTACAAATAGTAAAGGATAACCAGATACATGATCCTAGTCATAAAAATATAATGATTGAAGGAATATGTCATTACAACAATAATCCAAGTATCATAAAAATATAATAATAAATGAATATCCAAAGTTTTATTTTTGTTCATGATCAAAATATAATTTTAGATTGTATAAATTCAAACAAATTTTTTAGTTTGAATAATTTAAAATATGTGTTTGTAGGAAGTGGAAGCACAACATTGATTGAAGATAATCCTAATGTTATAATTTGTAAAAACTTGCCTTCTAATATAGAAGAATATCCTAAATTAACTTCATATACTGGATGGTATGCTTTATGGAAGAATAAATTATACGATGCGGATTATATAAACCTTTTCGAATATGATGTAGATTTATCATCTAATTTTTCTAATATTTTTACTAAGGATTTTATAGAAGATAATGAAATAATAGGTTATATTATATATAATGTTCATAATCCCTCATTTTTAGGACATAAAGAAGTATCAGAAGATCTAGTTAAGTCTATTTATAAAAACCATAGTATAGATGCTTATAGTTATATAAATTCTCTTCCGTTAGATAGTTTATGTTCTTTAACTTCCAATCATACTTTTAGTAAAAAGGCATTTGAAAAATATATGGAATGGACTGAACCTATGATAGATGATATTAAAAATTCTCCAGTAGCTGGTCACCAGATTGAAAGATCCATTCCTTTATTCTATTTGCTTAATGATATAAAAAGTATGCTTATTCCGGAGGTATTGAGTCATTATCAGTTAAACAGCCATAATACGTAATTATGTACGACAAAATAAAAATATTAACTTTTGCTAAGGGAAATTTTATTGATTCACAAACTCGTTTAAAAAATTATCTCGATACTTTAGGTATAAGTAATCAAACCCATTTAACGGACAAGGATTTAGACAATGAATTTTTAAGCAAATATTCTCATATCTTATCTCAAAAAAGAGGATATGGATATTGTTTATGGAAACCTTATATTATTCTTAAAGAATTAAATAATATTAAGGAAGATGAAATTTTATTGTACATTGATTCAACTGACTATCCCGAACAAGTTTTCTTCAATGCTGCATTAGAACACCTCCAATCAAATGATTATTTGTTTGTAAATAGAGGTTTTAATCATGGACAATGGACTAAAAGAGATACGTTTGTATTGATGGACTGTGATACCCCAGAATACCACAATCATGTTCAATTAGAAGCAGGAATCATATGTCTTAAAAATACAGATTTTACTAAATCATTAATTAATGAATGGTTTGAATACTGTACTAATGAAAATATATTAACGGAAATTCCAAACATAAGTAATTTGCCTAATGTAAATGATTTTAGAGAACATCGATATGATCAAAGTATATTAACAAATTTAATTATCAAGAAAAAAATAGAAAGTTACACTATTCCCGAAAACGTAATGAGATATAACTATAATCAACCTTTAATTTATTAAAAATGAAAATATTTGAAAACAGAAATGAAATGTTAATGGCTCTTCCAAAAAACAAAGTTGTAGCCGAATTAGGAGTATTTGAGGGAGAGTTCTCCAAAATCATATATGATATATGTAATCCTAAAGAACTATTACTAGTAGATTTATTTACTGGATACTTTGGTTCTGGGGATAAA